GCGATGATGAGACCAAGATAATTACAGTAAAAATAACACCGGAAATTGTTGGTTATATTCGTGCGTATATTCGTAGCGACGATTTCTTGGATATCTTGGATAAAATCACGGAAATCGAGCTTCAAGACTATGGCCATGGGCCAGAATCCGCACTTGTATTTGATTCACAGACGGTGGTCTATAATATGAATGATAATAAGATTGAGTCGTCGGGTATTTGGGAATATATCGAACCACCTCCTCCCGCACCCAAGAATAGTCGCAAACACAAATCGAAGAGTCGCAGTAATGGCGACGATAACGCAGACGCAGACGCCGCCGCCGCCGCCGCGAAGAATGAATTTAAGACAAAGGAGGATGACTTGTCGGTTTCAGAGATTGAAACGGTTATCGCCGAGAGATTCAAAGAGTATAGTGAGCGTCACGAATTCATTATTCATGAGTCGAAAACACGCATGTTTATATTGAATATCCATAGCATTTATGTGGTGAAGGAATAAAATGTATTATTATGTGGAATTGGTTCCATATAATAATAATAATAATATTAATACGCGATTACATCACTTCAGACGCGCCGTCGAGTTGTCTACGTAATTCGCGGTTTTCTTTCAGTAATTGTTCATATCGTTCCAAAATATCGTTATGGTCATTCGCGACAAGGGTGGCTTCAATGGTGCCGTCTGTGCTTATACCGGATACGGCCGCCGCCGACGCCGACGCTGCTTGCGCTTGCGCGTGGTGCTGTAATTGCGCCGTCAACTCTCCAATCTGTTTATCACGAGATGCTACGTCTGACTGTAGATTCTGAATGATTTGAATGACTTGTTCATTTGTAAGCGCAACCGGTTCCTTACCTGGTTGCTGTAATACGATTCGGCCTCCTGCGCCCCCCTGGGCAGCCGCATCCGCCGCCATCTTCTCTCGGTCCTTCTCCATTTGACGTGTCTGTGCGATAACATCCGGTTTCATTTCAGGTCGCCCCGGCGCATAATTCTCCAACAGTTTCTCCAATTCTACCATATAAAACCGGCGAAGGTCATGTTCTTTAATGAAATCCATCACCTTCTTCGGTGAATCACGCACGATATCCGGGTTCGCATTCACGAGGAGTTTGCGCTTATCAAATGTATTATGCTCATGCGAAAATACGAGAATCACCTTCATCGGGTTCAATTGGACGAAGGGGACTGTATAATCTTTCAGAAACGCGCGCTCTTCCGCCAGACACGCGTCGTCATTGTATCGGTTGTTCTTCAGGAGCTTGCGCTTAAACGCGAATGTCCCCGCCGTCGCGTGGTTCGGGCCGTATGGTCCAAAACGCTTCATTTGCGAGATATGCTTGAAATAAATATAGATTTCGCTGGAACCTGCGCACAGTGCTTCCGGGTGACTGACAAGCATCTCTACCGCGTGAGATACGCGCTGGGGTGGATAATAATCATCGTCGTCCATATATACCAGAATCTCGCCGCGCGACTTCTCGTGAAGCAGGTTGCGCTTCTTCCCCAGCGTCATTTTCGTCTCATACTTGAAATATTTGACGCGAGGGTGCGACGCAATCAGATCTTCCACGGGGTCGGTTCCGTCGTCGATAATAATCCATTCCATTCGGTCTTGTGGATAATCCTGGTTATTAAAACACGTTATCATCGCGTTAATAAAGGGGCGGCGATTAAATGTGGGGGTACATACACTCACGAAAGGGTACTTTTTGAAATATTCGGGGGTTGACTTGACGGGTTCTCCGGCGCTGGTGCTGGCAGCGCTGGCCGAGCTGGCCGATGCGGTTTTTTTTTTACCGCCCATAGAATGTAATGAATGGAATGAATGTAATGAATGGAATCGAATACAGATATAGTTTATTACAATAAAATCGTTTATGTCATTTATACGCGCGCCGTATATACGCGCGCGGATTCTACGCCCCCCAGTTTTTGATTTTATTGAAAAACTCCATTATGCCTTGCCAATACGTTGTTAAATACAACGCCAATAAAACAAGAATCACGATGGCCGCAACATTGAGTTCTAATCCTTCGAATGCGTAAAACATCAACACCAAATTAAAGAAGAAGAAGATAATCGGGATATATTTCGCATAAAGTATGCGATACTGGTCCCAGTGAAGAAATGGATAAACAAAGAACGTTCCGAGAAATTGGATGACTTGGACGATGAATGAAACAAACGGTAAAATTCCTAGAATACCAAATCCGGTAAATATCGACCACAATGAACCGCCGATAAACTCCTTACGATGTTCGGTGGGATTTAAAATCATTCCAAGAAATGTCGTGAATAATGGTCCGCCACCTATCGTAAAAAACGCGATTAACAAAAACACAAACGGCATCAATAGAATCAGGAGCGGTGAAACGACATCCTCTAACTCTTTCGGAATACTATGTGTCAGTTTTGTGATATAGTTCAGAATAAATAATAACATGGACCGGTCAGATGAAAACGAGAAGATGAATGCGTTATTAATCCATTGCTTAAAACGTACCTTGATGAAACTCCCGTTCATGAGATTCACTTTCGTCACACCTTCGTCCACGCTTTCTTTCACCATATCCAACTCCTCTTTGGTTAAACAGAACCATTTGAACACATAGGTGTCTAACAGAATTGCGGCTTTCAGGTATATCTTTTTCACGCTTGAATTGTTCGGGTCGTCGGCGATTCCGCCAAATTTATCTTCGCAATCGGCATCACATTCCGTATATTCGTTTGTATAACAATACGGCCAATCATGTCGGTCTGTTGGGAAGAGTTTCTGTAAATTCAGATTATTCATTCGAATACTCTTTGGGTCTGCGTAAAAAAGGATATTCACGCAAATGACCGAAATAACAACGGTTTCGATAAAAAGGGTTAATACATTCAACCCGAATTCCTTTAAGGCTTCAAGGTCGAATAGCGATTTGGGTGCGGCTTTCGGTTTTTTAGGGCCGGCGTCCTTGTCCTTGTCCTTGTCCTTGTCCTTGTCCTTGTCCTCGCCGCCAGAAAACAACCCGCCAACTTTGCTAAATGCGCCTCCGGCGTCTTCACCGCCACCGCCGTCTTTATTTTCTTCATCATCGGCCATTTCTTGTTATTATTATATTCAAATACTAGTTATAATAATAACATATAATAATCCGTGCGCCTTAGCGTGCGTGCGGCCCGCCTTAGCGGGCATCGCCTTAACGGGCGTACATCAATCCGCAATTCCCCGACACAAACGTCAATACATTATACCGCTCTTCTAAAATATGAAAATCATATGAATAGTGGTAAATATTCACATTCGGCTTATTCATTCCGATGACTTCCTTCGTATTCGGATTACAAATCATTTTCACTTCAGCAGCAGGGTCCAGCGGCGGGTATATCGTCGTTATTTCCAGCTCTATCTGGTTAAACTTACTCATATTGATAGCACCGCTAGGTTGTAGGTCATACGGGTCCGAATTCAGGCAGAAATTGTAACAGTATATTCCCGGTTTCGCACACCCACGCGTCCGCGTGTATTTCTCGACATAATTATAAACCCCCGCATCCAGCAGATTCTCGCGGTATTTACCATTCAGTGAAATCCCTAACATCTGTAAAATGTCGCGCTCGTTCTCGGATTGAAAATCCCCCGTAATGTGAAGGCCCGTCAGCCGTTTATCGCCCGGATTGATACCGGGGCCAATCCCGTTCTTCGGCCCGTTTTTATCATAATAATAATGGTCGAATTGGAAGTCGGGACGGGCTTGCCATGCGGGTGTCTGTAGGTCGCTCGCGGTGGTGACGATTTCCGTGAACGCCACGGGTCGCCAGTCATCATCCGTCGGCGCGGGAATAATATCATACGGGAGGTAATTATACGGCCAGTTGGTATAATTGCTCCATTCATTCCGCAGGTTCACATCGCTCCGCTGGAAAAACATCGTCCACGACGCCACCATCCCCATCGAGTTCTCTATCTTGATTTTCTTATTCCCAGTGACATCATTGAATGTCCAATCATAATACGACTTAATCAGGTACTTCTGCTGGTTGGCCGCGAAGACTTTAGATTCATCATCCGAGAGAAAGCAGTAGGTCGCCATTAAATGGACGTCCGCATTCCAATCCGCGCGGATACTAGGATATGAATTCAGGCTCAAATCAATACTGGGTGGCGGGTATAAAAACCGCCACATTTGGTGAAGGGGGTTCGTGAAATCGGGTTGGACGACGGGCCAATAATTCGCCGAATCGCCTACATCGCGTATAGTGAAGAGGTCCCTTACCGGGCGCAATGTGACGTCGATTTGGAGCTGGTTATACTGGAGCGAGACGAGGGGGAATGCCATTTTGGAAGACAGCGTGAACCATGCGTTAATCGGGATATATATCTTGCGCCCGCGGATAGAGGGTTCGGCACCGGCCGCATTCGACGTGCGATACGCATTGGGATACTGGTTCAGACGCGCGCCTGAACAACCCGGATTGTATAATTCGGGGAGGTGGCCCGTCATCTGGTTATACAAATCGCGCTTGGTCTTATCCATGTCGCGCTCCACAATTGCCATCAAGTTATTCCCGGTGAATTTTTGGAGGGTCATTCCACCGACGGAAATCGTGATTTCTTTAATCATTTGGGTTCCCAGGTTCTCAATCCACCGGAATTCATAAGGGGCCCACATATCACCCGCGGTCCTGGGAGGGTTTATCGGGCTCCAAATGGTGGGAAGTGTCACACATACATACGTATCCATCAGTAACTCCGCATATCGTGGCACATAAAACGTGAATTTCGATTCTTCGGTCATGCGAAGCTTTTTCTGTCCGTCGAAATCAAGTCTAAACTTTTGAAGACCGAAATTCGTATATTTAAGATACGTGCTCTTGAAAAACGATTTTTTGGGGTTGCCGTTTAAGATAACATTTTGATTGCCGGTTGCGACCAAGTTTAGTAATCCACCTGTCATTTAGTATTGTTTCTATTATCTTTGTTTCTATTATCTTTGTTTCTATTATCTTTATATAGAATAACTATATACAAAATAAAGAGATACAACTCATGTCATTATTCGTAAAATCCATTTCTATAGAAGTCGTATTTATCTCTTTTATTCTATTATTCATCGCAATATGGCAGGTGTCTGGATTAATACAAACGCACGGGGTTTCGCGCAACCATGAAATATACCGTATTCGTGAAGGTCTACAGAATGCGGGTG